TCGTTTCAACGAATACTGCAAGCGATTACAGCGTTATATTGCGCCAAAGTTTGATACCGAATTCAAACTATTCTTAAAATGGCGTGGATTTAATCTTGATAATAGCCTATTTGAACTTCGTTTCAGTGAACCACAAAACTTTGCTGCTTATCGTGAATTAGAATTAAACACAAGCCGCATTGGTTCATTTACACAAATTGTTCAAACTGAATTCTTATCAAAGCGTTTTATGATGAAGAAATATCTTGGTCTTACTGAAATGGAAATGGCAGAAAATGACAAGATGTGGCACGAAGAACGTGGCAGCGATGAACCAGCTACACAGATTCAAGGCGCAGACCTACGCACAGTTGGCGTAACGCCTGGTGCTATTAATACTGATCTTGATACGGTTAGTGATATTGAAGCAGCACAAGGCGCACCTGGTAATTTAGGTGGCGGCGGTCCTCCTCCAGAAGCAGGCGGTGAAATTGGAGCAGGCGGTATTCCAAGTCCAACAGGTGGTGCTGGTGGTGCTCAGGGTGGTGCTACAGCGGGCGCAGCCCTTGGTGGCGCATAATCACTAAATAAATTATCGGAGTGCCACATGTTACTGGTAGAAATGTTTAATGATCACAACGGAGATTTTCAAGATTTGTCACGAGACAATAGCGTGGCAAAAGTTGAAGACTTGCGTAAAACAAAACTTACATTGGCACAAATTAATCAATTGCGTAAGATGAATGATCAGCGAACTGTAGAATATTTTGAAAATATTAAAAAGGTTCGTCAGCAATATGGTGCCACCGCAGCACCTCAACCAGGTCTATAATTCACAAATACGTCAAAATTAACCTATTTGAGAAGGTATTTAATTCTACATATTAAATATAAACATAGGACAAAATCCCACAGGAGTTTTACATATGCGTAATAGTTACGAACAACTTATTGAATACATCATCAATGACGATGTAGAAAAGGCTAAAGAACTATTCCACAACATTGTTGTCGGAAAGAGCCGTGATCTTTACAACGAAATCGTTGCAGAAGAAATGGAAGAAGAAGTCGAAGAAAATTTTGATTATGATATGGACGAAGCTGACGATGACATGAATGGCATGAGCATGGACCAGACTGATGATATGATGCACGACATTGAAGCAGATCACGATGGTATGGACCACGAAGGTAGCGACGACATGGACATGGATATGGACACCGATGGTGATATGGATATGGGTCATGAAGAAGGCGAAGGTGGCATGGAAGACCGTGTTATGGACCTTGAAGATGCTCTTGACGAACTTAAAGCTGAGTTTGAAAAGCTAATGGCTGACGAAGCTGGTGAAGAAGCGCATAATGATGGTAAAAATGATCCAGATTTTGCAGAAGAAGGCGTTGTACGTGAATACGTAGAAAAGATTGGCGATGCTTACAAGGGTGAGTTTGGTGGAAATCCACGTGGCGCACCAGTAGGTGCTGGCACTGGTGAGTTTATCAAGACTGGTGAAACAAATCCAAAGAGCGTTGTTGCTGGCAAGAACGACATGGGTGGTACTGCAAAGAACCTAAACCAAGGTCAAAAGAATGAAGACCCAGATGGCAAGGCTTATCGTGGTCCAAAGAACGAATACAGCAAGGGTGAAGGCAAATTACCAGGTAGTGGTCAGTTCCTAAATGCACCAGGCGGTGACGCTGGTAAGAAAGGTTTCTCAAATGCTAAGAAGCCACAAAGTGCAGAAGGCAAGTTCGCAACTGGCGGTGGACCAAACGTAAACAAGAAGCCAACAACCGCTCGCTAATAAGGAAAGACAATGAGTAATTTGCTTGTAGAGCATCTCAGTTACGATCAGGCTATGATGGAAATGACCCATTCAGATGAAGGTAAAAACCTTTATCTGAAAGGCATATGCATCCAAGGTGGCGTTAAGAACGCTAACCAACGTGTGTATCCAATTAGCGAAATTAATCGTGCAATTGAAACACTTAACAAGCAAGTTAAGACAGGTTATAGTGTGTTGGGTGAAGTAGATCACCCAACTAACCTACGCATCAATCTTGACCGTGTAAGTCATATGATTACAGAAATGTGGTTAGATGGACCAAACGGTTATGGAAAGATGAAGATTTTGCCTACACCAATGGGCAATTTAGTTCGCACCATGTTAGAAAGTGGTGTTAAACTAGGAGTAAGCAGTCGTGGAAGTGGTAATGTAAACGAAAACGACGGCGCAGTCAGCGATTTTGATATCGTTACTGTTGATATAGTAGCACAACCCAGTGCACCTAATGCCTACCCAACTGCAGTCTATGAAGGGCTGATGAACATGAATGGTGGTCAACGTATACTGGATATGGCTAAAGATTTAAATCAAGATCAACGAGTTCAGAAATTCTTACAGGAATCAGTCCGTAAGTTTATTGCTGAATTGAAAATATAAGTTCAGGAGAAATTAATGTTCGAAGCTCTAAAACCATTACTAGAAAGCGGACTTCTGAACGAAGACACTCGTAAGACTCTAGAAGAAGCATGGAATGCTAAACTAGACGAAGCACGCAGTGAAATTCGTGCAGAGATTCGTGATGAAATGGCAGGTCGTTATTCACATGACCGTGCTGTTATGGTTGAGGCTCTGGACAAGATGGTTAGCGAATCACTAACTGCAGAAGTTCGCAAGATTGCTGCAGAACGTGAATTAGTTAGCGAAGATCGTGTAAAATTCACACAACAAATGATGAACAAGGCTAAGAATTTTGATTCTTACTTGAGTGAGTCACTTGCTGGTGAAGTTCGTGAACTTCGCAGTGACCGTGCTAATATGCAAAAGGCTATTTCAAAGTTAGAAGCATTTGTTGCTGAAAACCTACAAAATGAAATTGCAGAATTTGCACAAGACAAGGCAGACCTTGCTCGCACTAAGGTAGCAGTTGTTACCGAAGGACGCAAGAAGTTAGAAGCACTTCGTGATTCATTCGTGAAGAAGGCAAGTGCACTTGTAGAAAACACAGTTACTACACATCTACGTACAGAATTAACCCAACTCAAAACCGATATTCAGGAAGCCAAGGAAAATAACTTCGGTCGTAAGATTTTCGAAGCCTTTGCAACTGAGTTTGGCGCAAGCTATCTTAACGAACGTGCTGATATTAACAAGTTAACTAAGAAGATGAATGAAATGATGAATCAACTTAGTGAAGCCCGTGAACAATCAGAACGTGCAATGACTGAAGTTAAGAAGAAAAATGATGAAATACGCCGCATCAACGAAAGTATCGAAAGAAAAGGCAAAATCAACGATTTGCTTGGTCCGCTAAGCAAAGACAAAGCCGCTGTGATGTCAACACTGCTGGAATCAGTCCCAACAGACAAACTCGACGCAGCATTTAAGAAGTATCTCAATCCTGTTATGGAAGGCACTGCACCAACTCCTGTTAAAAAGGAAATGATTGCAGAGACTCGCACAGAAGTAACTGGTGATCGTACTGTTAAATCAGAACAGAATCAGAGCAACATTATTGAAATGAAGCGTCTGGCTGGACTAATAAGAAACTAAAAAATTAATTGGAGAAGACCCTATGACACAAGAACTAATTGAAGGACGTTGGGACGAAACCAAATCAGCCCTATTGGAAGGCTTAAGCGGTAATCGTCGTACTACAATGTCAATGGTATTGGAAAATACCAAGCGTTATCTCGCAGAAAATGCAACAAGTGGTGCAACTGCAAGTGGTAACGTTGCTACTCTAAACCGTGTGATTCTACCTGTAATCCGTCGTGTTATGCCAACTGTTATTGCCAACGAAATCGTTGGTGTACAGCCAATGACTGGACCTGTTGCACAGATTCATACTCTACGTGTTCGTTACGCAGACTCACTAACTAGCACTGCTAGTGGTCAGTTTGGTACTGACAGAAATGTCGGTGACGAAGCACTAAGCCCATTCAAGATCGCATCTGGTTATTCAGGCGCACCAACTGGCGTTAACAGCGCAGACGGTCGTGCTGGTTACACTGCTGCTCTTGAAGGCGCACCAGGTCGTCGTTTGAACGTTCAGATTCTAAAGCAACCTGTTGAAGCTAAGACTCGTAAGCTATCAGCACGTTGGACTTTTGAAGCTGCTCAAGACGCTCAAGCAATGCACGGTCTTGATATCGAAGCTGAAATTATGGCAGCTTTGGCACAAGAAATCACTGCTGAAATTGATCAAGAAATTCTATACAGCCTACGTTCACTAGCTGCACAAGAATTTACTTTCAACCAAGCAACTGTAAGTGGTACTGCAACATTCGTTGGTGACGAACACGCTGCTCTAGCAGTTCTAATCAACCGTGCTGCTAACCTAATTGCACAACGTACTCGTCGTGGCGCAGGTAACTGGGCTGTTGTTTCAAGTGCTGCATTGACTGTTCTTCAGTCTGCAACTACTTCAGCATTTGCACGCACTACTGAAGGTGCATTTGAGGCTCCAACAAACACTAAGTTCGTTGGTACTCTAAACGGCGCAATGCGTATCTATGTAGATAGCTATGCAGATGACACTATCCCTGTTCTAGTTGGTTATAAGGGTACAAGCGAAGCAGATGCTGCTGCGTTCTATTGCCCATACATCCCACTAATGTCAAGTGGTGTTATCCTTGATCCATCAACATTCGAACCAGTTGTTGGCTTCATGACTCGTTATGGTTACATTGAATTGACTAACGTAGCATCCAGCTTCGGTAACGCTGCTGACTACCTAAGTGAAATCAACGTTTCAAACCTTTCATTCCAGTAATAACTGGTTAGGTTCTAACAAAGAAAAAGCCCCTGAAAAGGGGCTTTTTTATTGTTTAATTTTTTATTAAAATTTAACGAGTAACTAAATTAGAAGCAACACGTTGAATATCGCAACGTGCTATGCCAATATCAGCAAGATCACGATTGGTTAGGTTGCTTAATTCAGCAACAGTACGACGATAACGGTTATATTCTTCTATCTTTTTTGCTATGCTTTTTACTAAGGTCTGCATGATTATTCTCCACTTGTTATGCATTTTACGACATATTTATATGCACTGCAATATAAATCTAACTGCGCTGTGTACTACACTGATATGCAATTAAACATAGCTAAGCAATCATTCAATTTATGGTAAATATAAGATATTAGGATATAAGCATGGCACTGCGTCGTTATTTTGGTAAGATTAGTCCTCTTACAATTGGTAATCTTGTTGGACACAATGGTGAATTGGTCATTGATGAAACAACAGATTATGTATACATTATGGATGGCACAACGCCAGGTGGTCAACGTATTCTTTATACCAATGTTAATGCTGCTATTGGAAATATTTACGCTAATGTTAATCCAACAACTGACAACTATTTTACTTTGGGTAATACTAGCAATCGTTGGAGTAACCTGTATATCAGCAATACCATCATTCTTGATGGCGCACGTCTTACAATAGATAATAGCGGAAATTTAAATGTAAATGGTGTTAGTGTATTAACATCACTATATTCAAATGCTGCGTTTCAAGCAAATGCTATAACAAGTTTAGCAACTTATGCTAATGCCAATAGTGCTGCTTATTTTGCTAATAATTATAGCGGAAATATCACAGCAGGCAATATAACTATCAGTGGTAATCTGTTTGTTGTTGGTAATATAACCACACAAAACTATGAAACTATTTCTAATACCGAATATGCTAATAGTATCATTGCAAGTGGAAATATCACTGCAAGTGGCAATGTTAGAGCAAATAATACGGTATCAACCACTGCTGTTTATGCTAATGCCTATTATTGGTATAATAATGGTGCAGCATTTAGCAGTTCATCTTATAGTAATGCAAATGTTGGCTATTACTTAAACAGTAATGTGATAACAAGTAATCTTACAATTAGTGGTAATATCAATACAACTGGTAATATCATAGGTTCTTATTATTACGGCAACGGTTATTATTTAAGTGGACTACAAACAAGTTATGGTAACTCAAATGTTGCCGCATATCTACCAACTTATAGTGGTAATATAAATGCTACATATTACACAGGAAATGGTTATTTTTTATCAGGTCTTGCTGCAAGTTATAGTAATGCAAATGTTGCTGCTTATCTGCCTACTAATTCAACTATAACAAATATTAATGCTAACATTACATCAGCAAATAGTGCAATCTCTACTATAAATTCTAACGTTACGGCTGCAAATAGTGCAATTTCTACAATCAATAGTAATATTACTGCTGCAAATAGTGCTATATCTACTATAAATTCTAATGTTACTGCTGCAAATAGTGCTATCTCTACAATAAATGCCAATATGTTAGCAGCAAATAGTGCAATTACAACACTTTATAGTAACGCTGCTATTCAGGCTAATTTAATATCTAATTTAAGTGCAAATATCACATCAGCAAATAGTGCAATTTCTACAATCAATAGTAATGTTACTTCGGCAAATAGTGCAATCTCTACTATAAATTCCAACGTTACTGCAGCAAATAGTGCAATTTCTACAATCAATAGTAATGTTACTTCTGCCAATAGTGCAATTTCAACCCTAACAAGTAATGCTGCAACACAGGCAAACTTAATTGCTGCTATCAATAGTAATGTTACATCAGCAAATAGTGCAATTTCAACCCTAACAAGTAATGCCGCAACACAAGCAAGTGATATCACAATTCTTTATAGCAATGCTGCCTTGCAGGCAAACTTAATTGCTGCTATCAATAGTAATGTTACATCAGCAAATAGTGCTATATCTACACTTACCGCAAATGCTGCAACACAAGCAAGTGATATCACAACTCTTTATAGCAATGCTGCAACACAGGCAAGCGATATCAATACGCTTTATG